CGTAATTTCTCCATCATCGCCCATATCGACCATGGGAAATCGACATTAGCCGACCGTATCTTAGAACAAACCCATACCGTAAGCTCACGGGAAATGCAACATCAATTGTTGGACTCAATGGATCTTGAAAGAGAACGCGGCATCACCATCAAGTTGAATGCGGTTGAATTGAACTACACAGCCAAAGATGGCGAAACTTATATTTTCCATTTGATCGATACCCCGGGGCACGTCGATTTCACTTATGAAGTATCCCGCAGTTTAGCAGCTTGTGAAGGGGCAGTGCTCGTTGTAGACGCTGCGCAAGGAATCGAAGCGCAAACGTTGGCCAATGTATATTTGGCACTAGACAATGATTTAGAAATTTTACCTGTCATCAACAAAATCGATTTGCCTGCAGCTGACCCAGAGCGCGTGCGCACGGAAATTGAAGATGTGATCGGCATTGATGCCAGTGAAGCAGTCTTAGCCAGTGCCAAGGCAGGAATCGGTATCGAAGACATTTTGGAACAAATCGTTGAATCTGTCCCAGCACCTGTAGGAGATATCGAAGCGCCTTTGAAAGCTTTGATCTTCGACTCAATCTATGACTCTTACCGTGGAGTTGTCTTGAACGTCCGCATCATGGAAGGGATGGTCAAACCTGGCGATAAGATTCAAATGATGAGCAATGGCAAAACCTTTGATGTCACAGAGGTAGGTGTTTTTTCACCTAAAGCGATCCAAAGAGATGCTTTGATGGTAGGGGATGTCGGCTATATCACAGCCGCGATAAAAACAGTCAAAGACACCCAAGTAGGGGATACTGTTACGTTAGCTGATCATCCAGCGGATGAAGCGTTAGAAGGCTACCGCCAAATGAATCCAATGGTTTATTGCGGCTTATATCCAATCGACACGTCACGTTACAATGACTTGCGTGAAGCTTTGGAAAAACTGCAATTGAACGATGCGGCATTACAATTTGAACCAGAAACCTCTCAAGCCTTAGGGTTTGGTTTCCGTTGTGGATTCTTAGGTCTGTTGCATATGGATGTTGTCCAAGAACGTTTGGAACGTGAGTTCAATCTTGAACTGATCACAACAGCACCATCAGTTATCTATCACGTCAATAAAACCGATGGCTCTGTGATCACAGTCGATAATCCCGCTGATTTCCCTGAAGCAGGTACGATCGATCATGTGGAAGAACCATTCGTAAAAGCGCAAATCATGGTGCCAAATGATTATGTCGGTGCAGTGATGGAATTGTCACAACGCAAACGTGGTGATTTTGTAACGATGGATTATCTGGACGATTACCGCGTGAATGTCGTCTATAATATTCCGCTATCAGAAATCGTCTTTGATTTCTTTGATAAATTGAAATCCAGCACCAAAGGTTACGCGTCATTGGATTATGAAATGTCAGGCTATCGCGTCAGCAAATTGGTCAAAATGGATATTATGCTGAATGCGGAAAAAGTCGATGCATTAAGTTTCATTGTCCATCGTGACTTCGCCTATGAACGTGGGAAAGCCATTGTTGAAAAACTGAAAAAATTGATTCCGCGCCAACAATTTGAAGTGCCGATCCAAGCAGCAATCGGTCAAAAAATCGTTGCCCGCTCCGACATCAAAGCGTTGCGTAAAAACGTATTGGCGAAATGCTACGGCGGAGATGTTTCTCGAAAACGCAAGTTACTAGAGAAACAAAAAGAAGGGAAGAAGCGGATGAAACAGATTGGCTCTGTTGAGGTACCGCAGGAGGCCTTCATGGCTGTTCTGAAAATGGATGAGGATGAACCGAAGAAGTAGCAAGGGTTTGTTTGGAAATATTTGATAGTAAAAACCAATTTTCATAATTTATTCGCCCATTTGTCGCCCTAATTTATTTTAGGGCGACATTTTTCATCTAAAAAAATTCTAATTTGCTGATCTTTTTAATCTTTGGGCGAATATATCAACAGCTTCTGTTCGCATTTTTTTCGTTACATGGACATACTTATCCATTGTAGTTGAAATTCTGGAATGGCCAAGTCTTTCTTGAACGATTTTGGGCTTAACACCATCTTCTAAAAGCATAGTGGCGTGTGTATGTCTAAGGGAATGGAAGTTGAAATCAAATCCCAATTCTTTTTTAACTCTTGAACAATGCCATTTAATAGAATTAGGTGTAACCGGCTCACCGTTTTCTTTAGTGCAGACAAATGAACTATCATAATAATATTTTCCATGTCTGAGTCTATTTTCAGATTGGTGCTTTCGAGCAAGTTTTAGTTCTTGCAACAAGATATCGTCGATTGCTATTGTCCGAAAACTTGACTGTGTCTTCGGAGTTCCCAACTGAATACCATGTTTATCTTGCAGCATTATACGTTCTACCGTTATCGTTTGATCTTCAAATGAAATATCAGACCATTGGAGACCGCAAACTTCACCACGGCGTAAACCAGTATGGAATCCAATCATTAATGGTATATGGAAAGGATTAGAAGGGGGAGTGATGTCCAAAATAGCCTGATACTGTTCCATGGTGATTATTTTCATGTCGTCACGATTCTGCTTAGGTTTGTTTTCAAAAGCTGGCATTTCAACATAGATCATGGGATTGCTGTTGATTGCTTGCCAAGGATAAACGGCTCTCTTAAACGCACCTTTCAAAACAGTAAAGATAATTTCAACTGAATGTTTAGCAAGTGGGGTACTAAACCCATTTGGTAATTTATTTACCAATTCTTGTAATCTTGCGGGCCCAATAGAACTGAGATAATACTTACCAATTTCTGGTTTTATGTATTTGTTAACCACATTCTGATAATTTTTCTGAGTATTGTATTTTAAATTCTTTTCTACGTAGTTTTCCATCCAGTAGTCAAAGTAATCAGAAACACTCATTTCCTTAATATCAACTTTTCCGCCATCTTTATATAGGTTTAAAGCCTCTCTTAAATTCTCTTGGGCTTCTGATTTTGTATTCCAACCACCTTTTTGTATACGTTGACGTTTGCCGCCAACTTTTGCCATTTCGATTACATAGTGCCATTTACCACCGATTTTCCGCACATGTCCATTCATGACAATCCCTCCTTAAAACCTGTTTTGTATATAAATACGCTAGAAATATACAAACGTATGTTCTTTTGTATTGAAAAAGAAAAGCCCGAAGGCTAGTCTTTATTTTAATTCTAAAGTTACATCAAAGTCTTTATTCATATCGTTGTAGTCTTCTGTTTCATTATCATATGCAGTCCAAACAACTCGTATTTCATTGATATCATCAATTGAATTAAAGTCATCATCAGATAAAGGATAGACAACTGCTCCTTCGATTTTCGATCCATTCATAACATCAGCGCCAACGTCATCACTTACAAACATATCGGCTTCATACTGTTTTCCGTTGATAACAACTTTCCCTTGATCTGGATACGTTGATATTTTATGATCGGAATTATTTTCGATGACAAAGTTAACACCAACTGCATATTTTGTGTCCATATAGTTAGTTGCTTCGGCATCAGTAAACTCAACAGTAGACACCTGAGTGATTGAGAAAGTCATATCGTGCCATGTTTCGCTCCAATTAGCGTCGAATATATTTCTTGCAGCAACACCTTCTTCTAGTTCATTTCCTTCATTACTACTTGAAGAAATACTAGTACTTTCTGTGGTCGCACTTGTCTCGGTTTTGGCAGTAGCTGCGCCAGTCTTCTCAGTATTTTTTGAAGAATCTCCACAAGAAGCTAGCGTAATAGATGCCAATAAAACTATACCTAAACTAAACACTTTTTTCATTTTCCCAACTCCTAAAAATTATTTATAGACTTCAAAACTGCTACAGTCCCATCCGGTTGGAATAGGAGAGTGTAGTTGTTTTCTGTTTTAACACCTGTGAATCTACGAGCATAATATTTAACAGCATCTTTAAAAGTTTCTTCGCTGATCTCAAGATGAACTGCACAATCAATCACCGTTTTGCAGCCTTCTTCGAAACAATTAATAATGTCGTAGGGTGTCACAACCAAAGTAGCCCCAATATCTCTGGCTCGGCGTTCTTGTTTCCGCTTCTCATTTGTATCTTGTAGGATAATATTCCCATAAGAGGTGAGGTAGTGACCTAGTTCCTCAGCAAGAGTACTATTCATTTCATATCGTTCCTGGTTGGGATTCAGATAGATCACATCGTTGATCAATAACCCTTTTTGTGAATCGGGCATTTTTGATTCTATCTTATATGTAAGTTCAGGAAACATCGTCATAAGTTCTTCGGATAATTGCAATCGATCACCTACTTCTTATGGTCCCGATTTTTAACAAATTCAATGAAGTTTAAAATTTCATCCATTTGCTGATCGGTCACATTGTCATCAATATGTGCTGCTATTGTATCCACTTTTGGCGAAAGCTTACTGGTAGCTTTATTATCTTCAATGCCTAATAAATAATCGACAGTAGTTTCAAAGAGGGCCGCTATCTTTGTTAATGCTTCAGAACTTGGTTCGGCTCTTCCAACTTCCCAACTGCCTATTGTTTGTTGAGATACATTTAATTTCTTTGCAAGATCAACTTGTGTCATTTTTCTAGACGCTCTTAATTCTTTAAGTCTATCTTTTAACATGGAAGCCCCCCCTTTTATGAAAATTATATACTACATATTGTGGTAGAGAAAGAAATTTCATTGTTTAACAAAAAAATGTAGTAAACAAGTTGACTTACTACCTATTGTGGTATATTATTACTACATAAGGTAGTAACGGAGGTGATCACATGAAAAACAAACTTGCTGAAATCAGAGTCAATAAGTCAATGTCACAAGACAAATTAGCGGAGTTGCTAAAGGTTTCTCAAAAAACAGTCAGTTCTTGGGAAATCGGTCGTACTTCACCAAAACCTTCTCAAATGCAACACATTGAAGATATTTTCAATGAGCCTAAAGAGGAAATTTTTTTTACAGCATTTAACTACAAAAATGAGTTAAAAGAGGTGGAAGCATGAAAGACAAACCACAAATGATTAAAGCAAACATCGATTCTGGGTTTCTTAAACGATATGTCGAAATGATCGTTCCAGCGATTAAGCGTAAATTTAATATCTCTATTGGTATTGAAGGCGAACTGTTCACAAACACTGGCGGTGTTGAAGAAATCATTATTCGCTTCTTAGCTACAGATGATTTAGCTCGAGACATTTATGAATATATTGGTAGAAAGTTTCCCTTCGCCTCAATACCAGAACTTGTTGCTTAAGTACATTTTATGGCAGTTTAACTGCTACGAAAACAAATAATTAAATACAAAGGAGATGAAGATATGAGCGTAAATGCCATTGAACAGAACATTGCGGCTATCTATCGAAAGGAGGTAGACAAGCAAGCTCTTAATCAACGGATGATGGCTCAGGATATAAACATTTCTCCACAATTACTGAGCCATGTTTTGAATGGACGAAGATCCATGGGGATTGAAAAGGTTGTTGATATTGCTGAATACTTACAAGATCCAAATGTTGACTTTGAAGTTGCTGCAACGTTGTTCCATACACCTAAACCACTAAATCGCAAAAGGCGTGATAATCATCCATTATCAAAAATGGTAGGCCAAGACAAAGAAGAAATGGAAAGAATTGAAATTGAAAAGATATATGAAATTTGGGACCTGCTTACTATCGAACCTGGTGAACTATCAGATATTGAGATCGATCACCTGAAACTATATTGGTTTGAGCTTAGCGATGAAGTCAGGTTGGAATTATCAGTTTTATCCTCAATGTGCAATCGGTTTGGTTGGGATATGAGAGAAATGACTAGGCAGTCAGAAACAAGAGAAAGGAATGATTAAAAATGTTGGTTTACACATTGCCAGAACTAGCAGCTGAGTTTAAGACTAGCAAAGATAATATATACGCTTTGGTAAATCTCGGTGCAATTCAAAGTATTCAGTTTAGTACAAATAAAGTGGTCAGCATATATGAAGCTGAAAGATTTTTAAGGGAAAGTGCTGGAAAGCAGTTTGATCAAGTTATTAAGGAAGCCAAGAAAAGAAAAAACTTGGAAAAAATTAGCAATGTATTCAATTTCAAGGAGGCATAAACATGAAACGATCGATCAAAGACACATTCACCGTAACAACTTTATTACTATTTGTAGTAGCATTCTCAGCTATTCACATTGCAGCAGGTTTGGCATTAGTTTTCTTATGGGCCTTTGCAAATGTTGTCTATGATGTTGCTGCCAAAGACTTCCAGAAGAAAGAAGTGAAGCGCATTGAACGATAAAGACAAAGCGGAGATCATACTCGCTGAAATAGAACATTGGTTGTTATTCGATAATATGCAACGTGAATATGCGACTAAAGGGATTTTGAAAGGACTATCAGTAATTAAAGACAAAGAAAAAAGACCTGCTAGCCGACCAAAGCAATAGCAAGTCCATCAAATATTTAGATAAATATCTTTGTCTCCATTTTAAAACAGAAAAGGGGAAATGACAATGAATTCTTTCGAACAATCATTAGATGAATATTTGACCACTCCTGGATGGGGCCAACCAGTTTCAGATGAGGAGATGACAGATGATGAGTAAATCAACTCTTGAAATGACTCACGAAGAATGGCTACAAGATCGTATGAGGGGCATAGGTGGATCAGATGTTGCTACTATCCTTGGCCTAAATAAATGGAAGTCACCATATCAATTATGGTTAGAAAAGACCGGTCAAATCGATTTAGAACATACTGAGAGCGAACCTGCATATTGGGGCAACGTCTTAGAGGAAGTTGTTGCTAAAGAATTTCAAGAGCGGACAGGGAAAAAAGTGCGTCGGAGAAATCAAGTATTTGAACATCCGCTACATCCGTTCCTGCGAGCAAACATAGATCGTGATGTTGTAGGAGAAAATGCCTTGTTAGAATGTAAGACTGCAAATGCGTTCTTAGGTAAAGAGTGGGAAGGCGATGAAGTGCCCCTTAGTTACCTCTGTCAGGTGCAGCATTACATGAATGTTTTAAATAAGGAATACTGCTATATTGCGGTTCTAGTCGGTGGACAGAAGTTCATTTGGAAACGAGTTGATCGTGACCAGGAACTGATCGATACCATTACCGAATTATTAGTAGATTTTTGGGAAAACAATGTCATCAAAGGTATCGAACCCATGATTGATGGTAGCGAAGCTACACAGGAATTTTTGAAAGAACGTTATTCAGAGTTAGATGAAATTGAGACAACTTTGCCGCCAACATTTGATGATCTTGTTGATCAAAAACGTGAACTAAAAAAGACCAAGAAAGATATCGAGACCTCTATTAGACAGCTTGATAACGAAATTATAAGTGAGTTGGGAAAACGTAAAGCCAGTATCGGTATCGCACAGAAGAATATCATATCTTGGAAATTAATATCTACAAGGCGTATGAACAGCAAAAAGCTTGCTGAGAAATATCCAGAAGTAGCTAAAGATGATGAAATTTACAGTGTCACTGAGTCGAGACGACTTACAGAAAAGGAGATCAAATAATATGGCAACTAATGACACGTTAAAGAACCAGTTAGCAGAGAAAAGCACTCAGGTAGTTGATCCTTCAAAGTTAGGTTTCAAAGCCTTAATGAGTACACCGCAAATGAAGAAGAAGTTTACTGATATCCTTCATGAAAAATCAGACCCATTCATGGGATCACTTATGACACTGGTTGGTGGCGATAACTATCTCTCTCAGGCTGAACCAATGACAATCATTGCATCAGCCCTAAAGGCAGCAACTATGGACCTACCAATCGATAAGAATCTCGGTTATGCATATGTAGTTCCGTTTAATAGATATGAGAAAAAGGGTAAAAATTGGATTACACACAACGAAGCCCAATTCATTCTTGGATACAAAGGGTATATACAACTTGCACAAAGAAGCGGCCAGTACAAAGCATTAAATGCTTTGGCAATATATGATGGTCAACTAATTGACTGGAATCCTCTGACCGAAGAATTCACCTTTGATTATAAAGCCAAAATTTCTGATGAAGTTATAGGTTATGTGGGATTCTTTGAATTATTGAACGGCTTCAAAAAGACAGTGTATTGGACCAAGCAAGAAATTGAGAGTCACCGTATTAAGAACTCAAAAAGTAAAGACAAAGAGAAATTGAGCGGTGCTTGGGTTGAAAACTATGACACAATGGCAATTAAAACAGTATTACGTAACCTTTTATCAAAATGGGGCTTACTTTCAGTCGAAATGCAAACAGCAATCACTTCTGATGAAAAAGTTTTCCGAGTTGATGAAAACAGTGATCTGATTGAGGAAACTGATTTATCAGATATGGAACCATTACCGCAAGAAAGAAAAGAAGCTGAACGAGTTGAGGATACAGGAAGCATTGATACTTTGTTCGATACATCTAATCCACCGTTAGAAAAATAATGAGGGAGTTTATCTCCCTCTGATTAGGAGGAATAAGCGTGGCAAGACCAACGAAGAAAGGTCTTGATTATTTTCCTCTAGATGTCGATTTTTTATCAGATTTAAAGGTTCGAAGAATTATAAAAGCATGCGGTAAAGAAGCCGTTCATATACTACTCGCCCTGCTGGCTAATGTTTATCGTGATGAGGGATATTATGTTTTGTGGGATGAGGATCTTGCGTTCTTAGTGGCTGACGAAGTTGGTGCGAAGGAGGGCACAGTAGAAGAACTGGTAAAAAAAGCCGTACAAGTAAAATTCTTTGATAAAGATATTTTTGATAAATACTCCGTACTAACTTCAAAAGGCATTCAGAATAGATACATTCTAGCCACTAAGGAACGTAAGAAAGTTGAACTAGAATTTAAGTATTTGCTGACAAATGAAGTTAATCGGTCGAATATCTCGATTAATGGGCGGAATAACTCAATTAATCAGGGGAATAATCAACAAAGTAAAGTAAAGGAAAGTAAAGAAAAGGAAATAAAAGAGGATGCTACCGCGAGCGAAGGTGCGTCCCTAGAAACTTTCCAAAAATTATGGCTCTTTCCAAATGTTGTACAGGTCGATGATTTGCTTAATTTGGTGGATGTCTATGGCGATGAACTTGTAGAGGCTGCTATTAAACTTGCTGGTAGTAAGGACGTCCCTAAGAATCGAGCTATTAGCTTTTTAACGGCATCTTTGCAGGAATGGGCAGACGCTAACGTTAAAACGATCGATCAAGCTAGAGATTATCAACGAACCAGAGGCGCTAAGAAACAGGCTTATAAGCAAAAGCCAATACGTGAGGAGAAACTACCTAACTGGGCTGTAAATGAACAGGAAGAAGCCCAGTTATCACCTGAGCGTCAAGCAGAACTTGATGCAAAACTTGCAGCATATCTAAACAAAACGAAGCACTGAAAGGAGCAGATGGCTTGAAAATCGTCATACCGATCACACCAAAGCCACAGTCTAGGCCAAGGTTTACCAAGCATCGTAAGACTCCCTACGAAGAAGCACCGATGAAAGCATATAAAAATGCGGTTAAGTATCACACTATGGCTACAAAGCCGCTGCTGATCGAGAAAGGACCTGTGATGATCGATATTTGTTTCTTCGTATATCCACCAGCCTATATCTTGAAAGTGAAGAAAAACAGGACTTCGCTAGAAGAAGAGACTATGTATTGCGATAAGAAGCCAGATATCGATAACTATTTCAAAGCAGTGACAGACGCAGTCAACGGCATTTTGTATAAAGACGATGGCCAAATTGCTGTCAATATCTGCCGCAAAGTTTATAGCTTAAATCCAAGAACTGAACTCGAAATCAATCCACTTTAGGAGGGCACCACTTATGCGAAACAAAAACATTAAAGAGCCGTTTAAAGAATTTACCGAGTATGAATCAGCAAGGGTTCAAGAAAAAGGGATTGTAAAGGTCGGAGAAACTTATATCTGTACGCCTGAGAAACCTTTTACTGGTCAGATCAGAGCGCAAGTAAACCGAATCTATAAGAATTCAGCATTAGTTAAAATAATCAGTTGCTTGAATGAGCAAGACGACGTAACGCAAAGAAGCATGAATGATGTATGCGTGGTTAGGCTCAAGAAGTTTCACGAAGTCTGCTAGAAACGAGGTGAGATCATTTGCAAGAAAAACTGATCAACCGAATTATGCTGGCAATGGACACAGAGATGAACGGCCACCAATTGAGTGTGCTTAAGAGTGTTCTGACAGTCGAATGTGCTAAATTTCTGATCAATGAACAGAAAAATGAAGTAGTGATCTATGACGAATCATCTGACATTGCAGCATATAAGCAGTTCTTCGTTTCTAAGAAGATCCAGGGGCTTTCAGATGGAACTTTGAATCTTTACATGCAGACGATCAATCTCTTTATGAGGACGGTAAGAAAGCCGTTTAAAGATGTGACAACGAACGACATCCGCTTGTTTATCGCTAACAGGGAAATGATCGACAAGGTCAGTAAAGGCACTCTTGCAAGAGAACGAGGTTGCATAGTCAGATTTTTCAAGTGGTTATGCAATGAGGAATATATTGCAAAGGATCCAGGAGCAAGGGTAGAGAACATTAAAGTACCAAAACGTAGGAAGCAAGAGTTCAGTGAGTTGGACATTGAGAAGCTACGATCAGCAGCTGCAAATACCAAAGAAACGTTGATCATAGAGTTGCTGCTGAGTACCGGCTGCAGGGTGTTAGAATTAACATCACTGGATTTTAAGGACTATAACCAAGAGAACGATTCAATCACAGTGATCGGCAAAGGCAACAAGCAGCGGACTTTGTATCTGAATGCAAAAGCTAAGATGGCCTTGACCCATTACTTGAGAGACGTGCCCCATATTACGGGTCCATTGTTCTATGGCCAAGTTTCCGGTCAAAAAATGACAACCGCTGGTGTACAAAAGTTAGTCAAGCGGCTTGGTGATCGTGCTGGTGTAGCAAATGTACATCCACATAGATTTAGAAGGACGGCTGCGACCTTGGCCAGGAGACATGGAATGCCGATTGAACTGGTCATGAATTTCTTAGGTCACGAGAGTGTGGACACGACCTTGAAATATTCGATGATCAACGAGGATGAACTGAAGCTATCGCATCAGAAATTTGTAAGTTAATAATCGGAAGAAATAGCAAACTAAAAAAGAAGGTGATCATAACGGAAACGAATGTAATTTATAACGAGGATTGTTTAGAGGGGATGAAACGATTGCCAGATAAATCAATTGATATGATTTTATGCGATCTGCCATACGGCACTACTGATAACAAATGGGATGTGATTATACCTTTTGATCTGCTTTGGGCTCAGTACGAACGAGTCATCAAAGATAATGGCGCAATTGTTCTGACGGGATCTCAGCCTTTCACAAGCAAACTAGTAATGAGCAACCAGCAACTTTTTAGATACGAGTGGATCTGGGAAAAGAGTTTCGCGCCCAATTTTCAGCTAGCTAATAAAATGCCGATGAAAATACACGAAAATATTTTAGTATTTTATAAAAAACTCCCTGTTTACAATAAGCAGATGATCCCGAGAACAAGTAGTAGGATTAAAGATTCGATTGAAAAAGGTTACACCTTTCCTGCCAGCGGGGATAGTGACAACTACGCAATAAGTCGAGTTGCTCAAAACGCAAAAAGATATGATCCAGATTGGAAAAACCCCGAGACAGTCCTGAGAATTAATAATCTGAAAAATAACTCAAAGGAAAAAGTTGGTCACCCAACTCAAAAGCCAGTAGCTTTATTTGAATATCTGATAAAAACGTATACAAATAAAGGTGACGTAGTCCTTGATAATTGCATAGGCAGCGGAACTACTGCAATAGCTTGTCTTAATACAGACAGAAAATTTATCGGATTCGAAACTAATGAAGAATATTTCAGAGTTGCTCAAGACCGTATAAAAAACAATGTAACTCAAATTGATTTGTTTGGATAGTCCACAATCCGACGAAATAGATGAGTAGATTTATTTAGGATTCTTTCTGGATTTCACTTTTTTATAAATTGTACTAATAAAAAAGGTTACTAAGCATCCTAAAAAGAAGATTAAAGTTGAATATAGAATTTCTGAAAAAGGTATTGTATCAAACGTGAAATCTTTAAAAATAATACCAATAAGAATAGTGACTACAGCAAAGGAAATGGTCATCAGCAACAATTCTACAAAATTTTTCATTTTAACACTCCTTTTCCTAAGGATAGCATAATGAGATGACTCGGTAAATAAATAGTGTTACAAACGATAAATAAAATAAATTGCCATTTCAAAATATATAGAAAGCAATCGTCAGCGATAGCAAACAGGAGGGATAAGATGAAGTACTTTATTACCACTGACCACGAGGAACAAGGATGGCTTGATGCTTTTAATGATTGGGCAAATTTTTCATACAAAATGAATCAAGAAGTTAAAGAAGAAGATCTGGATTCTATAAGGAAAAATATTTACAGATTTAACAATGAGCTTGCTTGTGGTCGTGCCATTCGTTTGATTGAACAGGAGGGATAAGATGGTACCAAGATTTAGAGGTAGAAATATTGAAACAGGAGAATGGGTGTACGGACATCTATTTTACTTTGATGACGGTCGACACTTCATCAGCCCAACAGGAACTGATGTTGTAGGAGGATATGGCGGAGCGCCAGCTAAGTATAGATTAGAAAATTTGGTTTGTTTTGAAATTAAGCCAGAAACTGTTGGTCAATCCACTGGCTTGAAGGACAAGAACGGTGTGGAGATTTTCGAGGGGGATATACTTAAATGCACTTCTGGGATTTACACCAATCTTGGAGCGACTGGAACAGGAGAGTATGAAGAGACTATAAAACAAGTGATTTGGAAGGATGACAGTTGGGGAACTAGAGTCATTAGTTCAAATTTAACAAGTAAAGGTGCGGAAAAAAGCGGGCTAGTTATATCCGCTAAATACGCAGAAGTCGCCGGCAACATCTACGAGAACCCAGAACTATTGGAGCAAGTCGATGAAAACTAGCCAAGCAATCATCATAATACTGCTGACGATCGCAGGCTTGAGTTGGCTATCCTATACGATAACTGAAAGGAGCAAACAATGAAAAATGTCTATAAAGTTATTCTGATCATATTCGTTTTCCTGGTAGTTGCGACATTCTCATATACGATCAAAAATCAGCAGAACAAGATTGCTGAATTAGAATCGGAATTACAGCTGTTAGAAACGAAATACAAGGTTATTATCAATGACCCGTTAGCAAGAGACGCCATGGAAGCAGGAGGATAACAATATGGTAGATGGTAGATTAGGAATTGAAAAAATAAGTGAGGGTATAAGTCTTTTCTTTCAGGGATTTGGAGAGATACTTTCGGAAGTGGCATCTGCAGTTTCTAAAATTATTGAATCCATTAACTGGAAGTTACTAGTTAAAATATCAAATGACCCAAAAATAAAAAAATATTTAGCTATATACCACAGAACAAAGAAATCAAGAATTAAGAAGAAACAGATTAAGAAAATAAAAGCAATATTATATGGAGGATAACTATGACAATCGCATTATTTATCTTTGTAGGGTTCGTTTTACTAATGATGGGAAGTGTCGTGATCGGCAAGGCTACCGATAAAAAGGAGCAGAGTTATGGAAGAAGCAATCATTTGGAACAAGATGGCTTTGATCATCGAAGTGATCGTCACAGAGCAGTTAAAAGAGATTGAAAAAAACACAAAATAAAAAGCATTAAGCAATCGCCCAATGCCCCCCAAAATAATGATCTTGTCCCGCCAAGGTAACTTCATTATACCAAACAAAGGGGCGATTGAGCAATGTTGCTATTAAGAGAAGTAGATTTTCGAAGAACTAGGCAGAACGCAAGAAACATTTTGAAAAATTATCGACGTTGGGAACGGATTGCTGGTCGTTCAAAGATAGATGTCCGTTCCCCAATTATTACTGACATGCCTAAAACACCTAGTAACGGCAATAAGTCAGAGGATGCAATTATTCAAATGATGGACGCAGAGGCGGAAAGAGATGCTATCGTATTGGCGCTAATGAGATTGAGTTTAGACAGCCGCCAAGTTTTGTATTATTCATTTTGTACTGTTGATCGCTACACTAATGTTTGGATCGCAGATAAGATGGGATATGCTGTAAGGACCATCGAAGATTACAAAGCTACTGCGTTGATAGAGTTTGCAGAAGCCTATCGAAAAGGTAAATTAGTAGAATATTGCTGAATCGCCGTGGTTTTTATGTGGATTACATGCGGTTTATCATCGGTTTTATGTATTAAAATATATTATCAATCATTGTAAATACCAGGGCGCACTCCTTTATGACTGTTGGCAGACCTCCTTTCAAATTTTCATTCCTAGCGCCCTGTTTTTAACTAAGACGGCAACCCAAAATTTATTATAGAACGGAGTTGAGCTCACTCCTCTCTTCATTCGCTACGCCGTCTTTTTAACAGGAATTGGCTCAGTTTGGTAGAGCGCTACTCTTGGGCAGTAGAGGCCGCAGGTTCAAATCCTGCATTCCTGATTGGGAGTTGTCTGGTAGATTACTCACATGATCTTTGATACTTCCTACTAGGCAGTCCTACGGGGCTGTTTTTATTTTTCTAAATAATCTAAAATGATATAATAGATTAATTATATTGTTAAGGAGGATTTATGAAAGATTATATTTTGACTTTTTTTGCTTTTTTGGCAGGAATCGTGCCTTCCGTTTTACTGTTTTTTGGTGTTCCAAATATTATCTCGAATTATATTAAATCAAGATGGGACCAAAAACTAGACGTTTTGAAAGCAGAACAAGAAAAAGAACTTCAAAAAGAATTAGAAGCTATTAGGTATGACAATTCAATTAGGATAAGTGAGATTCAGAATGAATTTCAAACAAAATATCAACAATTAGAACATGAGTTCTCTGTAAAATTCGAAACAATGAAAAAAGAATATGATGTTCTTCCTGTATTATATGAAAAGATTGTTACCGCTTTTGAATACTATAGATTTAATTATAAAGGTGGCAGTCTAAATAATCATGAACTCCGATATATTGCTGATGCGAAGAACTACATCACTTTAAATAAGTTTTTTATCTCCAGTGAAATATTTGATAAATCAAAAGAATGCGAACAATCAATTTTTGAATTAATTCATAGTAAGAAAGAGTACAGTGGAAGTGAGTCTGCAAGAGATATCTTTTTAAAGTCAGAGGCTGAACAAATAGAGAATAAAATTGATTCAATAATAGATGAACTTGAAGTTCTGATTCATAACAAACTTGATTAGACCTTAAATGAGGTCTTTTTTAATACATAGAATTATAAAACAAACACAGATTGCGAGGTGGAGTAGTGAAATTAACTGAAAAACAACGTAGGTTTGCGGATGAGTACATTATCAGCGGTAACGCTACTCAAGCCGCCATTTCTGCTGGGTACAGTAAACGAACTGCTAAGTCTGTAGGTAGTGAGAACCTGACAAAACCTGACATTAGGCAATATATAGACGAAAGACTTGAGCAACTGCAATCAGAAAAAATAGCTAATCAAGAAGAGGTATTGGAATATCTAAGTAAAGTTATGCGAGGAGAAGAAACAGATCAAACAGTCGTGTTCCAAGGCGCTGATTACGGATCTTCAATCGAAGATATACAGGTAGCTAGCAAAGATCGCATACGAGCAGCTGAACTTCTTGGCAAAAGGTATAGCCTATGGACTGACAAAGTGGAGCTAGATGGCAATATGGATCTGAAGGTGGTGGTTGATTATGGTGATGGCGAAAACGAAGCGCCAAATGATAGTTAAGGTACAATTTAACCGGAATTTCCAAACCTATAATACCACTAGGAAAAGATATCGATTAGCTAAAGGATCAGCGGGTTCTGGTAAATCCGTAAATACTGCGCAAGACTTTATCATAAAACTTGGAGATCCAAAATATAAAGGAGCAAATCTTCTTTGTGTTCGTAAAGTCGCCGAATCAAACAAGGACAGTACTTATGCCGAACTTAAGTCAGCAATTTATAAAATATATGGTTCTGATTACCACAAATATTGGTCTATTAAATCATCACCAATGATGCTTGAATCAAAAATTACTGGCAATCAAGTGATATTTCGTGGGATGAAAGATGACGGACAGCGAGAAAAAGTAAAGTCTATCACCTTCGACCGCGGCAAACTTACTTGGATTTGGATTGAGGAAGCAACAGAGCTTTATGAAGCCGATGTTGATATTCTTGATGACCGATTACGTGGTAATTTGGATTTTAATCCTTTTCTTTACTATCAAATGACGTTCACTTTTAACCCAGTATCTGCTACCCACTGGATTAAAGCTAAGTATTTTGATGTGACTCATCCGGATATTTTTACTCATCAATCTACCTATTTGCAGAATCGATTTATTGATGAAGCCTACCACAGACGAATGATGATGAGGAAAGAACGTGATCCTGATGGATATCAAATCTATGGGCTAGGTGAATGGGGTGAGTCTGGCGGACTTATTCTTACCAATTACATTGTGGAAAACTTCAACACCGATCCAGAACGTTTCGATTACATGGTCAACGCTCAAGACTTTGGGTTCAATCATGCCAATGCTATTGGTGAGATTGGATTTAAAGACGGTGAGCTTTTTTTGTGTCGTGAAATCTATGAATTCGAGAAAGACACAAGCGAACTTATTGCTATAGCAAATGAAAAAAGAATCAATAAAAAGCTAGTTATGTGGTGTGATTCCGCTGAGCCAGACCGGATTAAAATGTGGCGAAAGGCCGGTTATCATGCTGAGCCAGTGGTTAAGGAACCAGGGAGCGTAGCAGCGCAGATTGATTACCTGAAACAGTCAAGAATTCATATTCATCCGAGTTGCACGAATACAATCAAAGAGATCCAACAGTGGAAGTGGAGAAAGGACGAGAAATCTAATACTTTTACAGATGATCCGGTGAATTTCTTTGATGATGCAATGGCGATGTTGCGATACTCTATTGAGCTGGAGAGACGTAAAGGTCAGCAAGCCAAGAAAAGACGCACAAATAGAAAAACAGCATTTTAGGAGGTGGTTTCTTGACATCGAAAATTATTAGTGGCGGATCGTCTGGATCTGTTCCTAAAGAATATATCAAAAAGAATGTGAGCATTGAGAAGAAAAGAACTCTAAAGTTTAAGTCTGCAGGTGGTTTTGATCAAAGAAGAGATTTGACCCAATTAACTCCACCATATGACATTGCTACTTTACGATCAATCACAGATATATCTGACATTCTGAATCAGTCAATTGAAGCTTATGTAACAAACGTGGCTGGATTTGGTTTTGGTATACGTTACAAGGTTGACGACACCGAAGAAACGACAGAAATGAAGGCAGAGTGGAGTCAATTGGATACCCTTCTCAAAGAATTATCATTTGAGCGTCCGCCGAAAGAAGTGATTGAGGAAGTCATCCGACATGTTGAAGAATGTGGGAATGGTTATATTGAGGTTATTCGTGATCTCAAAGGTGATGTTGTAGGGATTGATTCTGTCAAACCTGAATACATGACTGTTACCAAACTAAATAAAGTGATAAATGCGGACGGATCAGAAATTAAAGTCCGTTATTTTGTGTTTCGTGATTCTATGGATGATTCTGTTAAAGAATCTGGAACGTGGTATAAAACCTATGGGGATACTACGCCGCTGAACACAAATGGAAGTGTGGGTTCTGACGGACAAGGCACAGCTACAGAAATCATTCACCTTAAAAATGGAGATTTTCAAGATCCTTATGGCAAGCCTCGTTGGGTAGGACCGTTGATTAAAATACTTGGAAATCGCAAAGCTGACGAATTGAACTATCGATATTTTACGCAGGGGAGACATATTCCACTTGCCATTACGCTAGAAAATGCGCAACTGACTGAACAGTCCGAAGCCACGTTACAGGCATATGCAAATGCAATTGGTGGGGAAGAAAATCAGCATAAGTTTTTACTGCTAGAGGCTGAAAAAGTCAGCCCTGCTGAAGAAGGAATCGGATATGGCGAAGATAAATTCAAGCCAGCTATCAATATCGAGAAGCTAGCAGACATCCTACAAAAAGATGCTTTGTTTCTTGAGTATGATGAAAACGTCATTGAATCGGTTCTTGGAGCATTTCGGTTGCCCCCAATTTATGTAGCGAGATCAAACGACTATACAAGAGCTACTGCTGAGACTGCTAAAGAACTGACGGAAGAACAAGTGTTCCAACCTATGCGAGAATCTTATGATTGGCGTATTAATTCGCTGTTTAGAGAATATGAATTCAAATATGTTGAAGTATTCTTGAAATCATCCAATCTTGTTAACATGGAAGATGTGAAAGCAATTCTCACACCAGCTATCCAAGCAAATGCTGTGGCTCCAAATGATTTGAGAGATATCCTTTCAAAAGCCCTCAATAAGCCGCTAGAAGCTTTTGATGGAGACGAGTACAATTATCCGCTAAATAGCCAATTATCATCACCAGCGTTTAATCTTGGTGAACTGGACGTGGCTAAGGCGTATGGTGAAGGAGAAGTAAGTGAAGTCGCTGCAAGTATTCGGCGTATGATCCGGAGTGTGAAGATTAATGAATGATGAAGAGTTAATCAAAGCCGCTTTACAGCTGAAAAAAGAAGAAGATGAAGAACTGGCTAAGCTTCTAGAAAAAGCAGGCTTTTTATTTGTCCCAATATTGCTTACGTTTATCTTAAGTTCAGAGGATAAGATAGATGACACCTTGCAAGTTGATTACGAGGAAGTTTGGGAAAAGGTAAAGAAATTTGTAGAGAATCGAAAAAAGAAACCTACCAAGTTATCTATAAAAGTTATGCTCCGCGGACGATCTTTTAAATCAAACATGGAAGAAAGTGTTATCCCGGAACTGAGAAAAGCTTTCTTTGGCTTGTTTGATGAGTTTAATGCCAAGTATGACGGATCTGCGGACTTTGATTATCGGACCAAACACTACCGAGACATCGAAAAATGGCTTAGGACGCTGCCAAAGTTAATGAACATCACTACAGAGAATGCTCTTGTAGGAGTGATTCAAGAATCTTTTGATGAAGGCAAAGGAATCCGATGGTTAGAAAGTAAACTGTCTTCACTTCCTGAATTTTCTCGCAATCGTGCCAGAACAACTGCGATCACTGAGGGATTAAGGATGTACTCTGGCAGCCAGTATGAAGCGTTCATGCAAAACGATGCTGTTACAGGTATGACTTGGCACCACACTCATGGCATAAAAGAACCGAGAAAAGGTCACGAGGCAATGGACGGTCAAACAATCGCTAAAGGCGAGTACTTCATCGTCAATGGCGAAAGTTGCCGTTATCCTCGTGACCCTAATTTATCTGCTAAGGAGTCAATACATTGTCATTGCTTTTTGGTGCCACAAATTGAATAATCATTTTTTCTCATTTTTACTATCTTTTTCTTTTAGTTCTATTTTCCTTAATCGGATCTCTAGATCATTTCGCTTTATTTGTTGAAGATCCATTAATGCTTTGGTTGTAAAATTAAATGTTTTACCTAAAGATGACGCAATAGATCGGATAATGATAAACCATAATATAAAAGTATCGATTGATTCAGGGAATATTTCTCTTACATAATCAATGGGTCCGCCAACTGGTTTCAAATAGCTTAAATCTTTTTCGAACTTGATAAGTGAGATTTTATCCTGTTCATTCAAAGTAGAATCTTGTTCTAACGCTTCAGAAAGGGTAACTTCATTGTTTTTAAGAAATTGAAGAATAGACATATTAGCAGCAACGATCGCTGCAAGATAAGGTTTTATATCGCTTGTTTTATCAATAGAATTAGATAAAAAAACTTTTAATTGTTCTTGGCGAAAATAAAAATCGGATGTCTTAGGTGATTCGAGTAATTCACTTAGATATTCACTGTTATAGTATTCCTGCTCCATAAAATCAGTCCTTTTATTAACAATTATAACATTGAAAGGTGGTGAGAAAATGCGAAAACTAGAAAACGTTCTTGTAACACATGTTTCATACGTGGATAAGGCAGCCAATAAGAAATCATTCTTTCTTACTAAGTCCTCTGAAGATTTGAAACCTAATTTTGAAACCGAAGTTAAGCTGGTCACTAAATCGGATGATCCACAAAAACTTGTATATGGTGTTGTTTATGAGCCTGATGTTGAAGATGTTCATGGAGATTTCATGGATGCTGAAACAATCGAGAAGGCTGCACATGGATTCATGGCAGATTATCAACAAATTGATAAACAGCACGATTTCACCACGAATGCTGGAAAAGTAGTAGAGAGTTACGTTGCCCCTGTTGATATGACTATCGGTGAAACCACAATCACAAAAGGAACATGGGTGCTTGTCACTAAAGCCACTGATGAAATGTGGGAGTCGATCCAGAAAGGTGATTTCACAGGATACTCATTAGCTGGCACTGCTCAAGTGGAAAACGTCAAAAAGCAAACTGCCGATAATTTTGAAAGAGGTAAAACTTACCGGGATGTTAATGCGGCGATCGATGCTTTCAGATCGGCCACTTGGTCAATATTGGACAACTACACAGACAGCGATGCGGATAAAGTCGCCAGCATTCAGTCGGAAATCGGCGAGTTATCCACACTTATCGGCACAATAAATACAACTAAATCAATTACCAAACAAGGACTAATCGAAACGGTTAAGTCCTTTTTTAGTACAAATAAATCCGAGGAGGATGAGGAAATGACAGAAGAACAGTTAAAAAAAGCGCTCGGTGAAGCGTTAAAACCAGTAAACGATCGTTTATCAAGTTTGGAAAAAGGCGATAAACCAGATGAAAAACCAGAACCAGAAAATTCAGGGGCTAGCACTGTATTAGATGCTGCTGCTATTGCTAAGACTGTATCAGAAGCCGTGGCACCTTTGAATGCGAAGATCGAGAATCTCGAAAAATCTCGGATCAGCAATAATACTGAACAAAATTACACAGAAACAGTTGAGAAATCGGTTGTACCATCTTATGTGGACGCTGCTTTCCCAATTTCTGAATAAAGGGGGAAACACAAATGACAAACGTTTTATCGAACGAAACATTGATCAAACAAATGAAAGCAATCTTGAAAGCTGGTAACAACGTTACCTTACGTGAAGACAATGCTCGAGCATTCTTCTTAGATGCAGTTGCAACTGCAGGAACTATCGGGAAATTATTTGTCCATTTTGCCAAATCAGGTACAGGATCTTTGGATAAATTAGGTGTTAAAAAGCGTACATTGAAAAAACATCTAGGTATTAACACTGAAGATACTGGCACGGATATCAAAGAAGAAGACACTGTACCATTCTCTCTTGTTCCGGTTTACTTGGATACTTGGATCGAGAACAGCAATACATTTTATACCGCTCGTACACGTGGGCAGGATGTCCGTCAAGCGTTGCTTTCACTAATGCAAGCTCAATATGCAGCGGATTTACAAGATCTAGCTTTTAATGGGGATGAATCTTCAACTGATGCATTTGTGAAGTTAAATGATGGTTACATCAAAATGGCTAAAGTATCTGCTGAAGTAAAAATAGAAGGTGCAAAATTGCCAACTATTCAAGAATTAACTGCTGCAACTGCAAGAATTGAACCTAAATATTTGCGTCAAGGTACATTTAAGTTCTTTATGTCTCAAGCAACAGCTACGAATTACGTTGTTGAACTACAAAATCGCAATACCGGTTTGGGTGATTCAGTACTAGTTGACGGTGCCTTACGCAATATTGGTGGATTTGGCGTCGAAGTTGTTGAGTCTATGGAAAATAACGTGATTCTGTTTACTCCTTATGAAAACCTCGCTGTCGTTTCTGGTTTGGCTGTTACATTGACAACTGCTGCCCAAGACAGTCGTGCCGTTGCAAAACAAGCAACATACCATTTCATGCTTGATGATATTGACTTTATCATTCGTGAACCTAAAGCGCTGGCTTACTTCGGTATTGACGATACTCCAGAAGGATAAGAAAGGGAACGGTGAAAAGATATGGCAAAATATAACGTATTAAAAAAATTCCGTGATAAAGAAACTAAAGAAGTTTATGAAGCAGGGACGGTCATTGATATGACCGTTAAACGTGCTGAAGAAGTTGCTGTAAATCTAGATGATTCTTTCTTAGAACGTATTGAAGAAAAGAAAGATGACAAGAAAGCCGGCAAAGACGATCAGAAGGAAGACAAAAAAGAAAATAGGTGAAGATCATGTCTGAACCTTATGTTGATGAAGCCTTTTACAAGAATGATTACGAGGGAACTCCTGTTGATGGCAAGGACTTTTCTCGTTTATCCAAAAGGGCTTCGGACATTATTGACTCTTTGACAGATTATCAAGTGCCTAAAATCGGTTTGGATAAATTTTCCGAACATGTACAGCTGTTGATTAAAAAAGCTTGTTGTGCTCAAATAGAATACTATCAAGTTGAAGGTATAGATCTTGATGTTACTGGAAATACTTTGAGCGGTCAAAGCGCTTCTATCGGTGGGTTTAGCTATTCTGGCGCAACAACGTCAACGAGTAAGCAAGCCAATCGGGTCGCTCCGAGTTGTCTTTCATATCTAGAGGGAACCGGTCTTTTAAGAAAAAGGAGTGTGAGGATCGGTGTCATTTAAGCCAATACCTAAGCACTTGTTGATTCATGAGGTTATCTATCAGGCTCCAAAGCCTGATGATGATGGCTCAATGGGAAGTGGTGAACTACCTAACCCACAGAAGATTGAACATGTAAGGTTTACTCCTAAGCGAAAAAGAATTATAAAAACGGATAATACAGAAGTTTTGACTAACGGCATTTTGTACGTCGATGCTGTTAATTCAAAACCTTTTGTAAATCCTAGCGAGGACGGAACAATTACATTTCAAAACCGCAAACTAAAAATCGTTGAATGCTATGAGGTGTTCACGGACCAGTTAATTCCACATCATATTGAGGTGATGTTGCAATGAGCGGGAGATTTGAAGGTAATTTCGATCGTATTGAGAGAGCTATCGAATCCGCTCTGAATCCGACATCAATCGCATTTGCTAAAGCGGCTAATCAGTATGTTAAGAAAGACACTGGGGCAACCGAAGCTAGTGTTTGGGTTGATAGTGATTTTCCAAAAGGAAAACTGGTTTGGGGCACAGATTATGCGGGTTATGCATATTATAAGGGGACTCCATCTAAAAATCACAATCCTCAAGCATCCATACGATGGGCTGAGGTTGCGAAAGCTCAAGATATGGATGAAGTCATAAAAGTGGCTGAAAAATCAATTAAGGAGGCTCTGTGATGGATTTATTTGCACGAGTTGCTGATCACTTACGTTTGTTAGAACTTGAAACACCAAGAGTAACAAGCACTGGAAAGCAAATCATTCAAGAAGACAAGCCTCCTCAGGATAATGAACGAGATTTATCTATACAAGGGATTGCATCCGGACAAGGACAGCAGGACTTGGCTAGAAACAGACAAATTCCGTTCATGGTTCAAATCATTATCAAAAACATAAATCAATCACAAGCTTTTACTGATGCTTGGAAGATTGCAGATAGCTTTGATAAATTGCCAAGAAAAGAAAATGATGAATGGGTCACACTTCGCTCGAGTGATGGCTCATTTTTGTTTGATTCGAGCGAAGTTTACACACAACCTAGGAATTTAGGAATTCAAGAACATGATGCATATCTTTATGTACTTACTGTTCGATTAAATATAAGCAAATAGGAGGAAATTTCATGAAAATGAATTTACAGTATTTTGCAGCTGGTGAAGGCTACTCACCTAACTGGATGAACAAATATGAAATCGGTGTAGCTGCAACGGTTGGTGAAAACGGAAAACTTGTGCCGCCTACGACCGTTCACGAGTTAGCAGATGGAATTCAGGAAGCAACACCTTCCCAAGATGAATCATCTGAAACATATGAATATTATGGTGATAAGGGTGGATCAAACACCGATATCACACGAGTTACCGGTGTTTATGCTTTTACTGGTCACCGAAAATATGCCACTGATGCAGCGCAAGAATTTGTACGCGATCGTTTAAATAAAGCTGGACAAGATCGGATTGTATTCTTCCGTCATACTGAACCAGACGGTCGTGTAATTCAAGGTAATGCAACTCTGTCAGGTATTGTTCATACCGGCGGCGGACCTAATAACCGTGGAAACTTTGAAATGCAAGTATCTTTCAATGGCGTTCCGGAAGATATCGTAACACCAGAAGGCTAGTCTTTGTACTAGCCTTTTTCTTTTACATAAAAAATTAGGAGGAACTACAAATGCCAAAAAATAATTTAATCGAAGTAGGTTTTAAGAAACAGGTTCAACCAGTAAGAATTGCGGGTTTAGACTTCGGAATCAAAACAGGTAAAAAATATCGTGATCAGTATTTGTCAGAATTACCCAAAATGCTTGAAGTTATTCAAGAGCAAGAAAAGACTGTTAAAACAGCTTCTGAAGCAGGTGATTACGAAGCAATCGTTGAAGCTAATGAGAAGGTTGAGTCTGTTGTCAAAGACGTTATTGATTTAGTGCTAGGTGAAGGATCGTTCGATAAACTTATGGAAGCTGCAGATGATGAAATAGATTTAGTTGTGGGGGCATTCCTTGAAGTTGCTGACCAGTATAAAAAGCTTCAAACAAAACAAAAAGCACAATCCTATATCGATGGTAAAAAGAAATAGAGGTGATGCTTTATGGCATTATCTCTTGCTTGGGGTATTGATGATTCGGTCTTAATCAATGAAAAAACATATGAATTAAATCTAGAATTTTCTCGTGTTCTTCGTTGGTATGAGATGTGGAAAGATCCTGAATTATCAAAACATGGAAAAATACTTTATTCAATTATCTTAATTTTATCCCATGATTGGGGTGAAGAACTTCCTGAAACGATTGAAGAATTAGCAGAAATTATTCCGCAAGATGATTTAATTCCCTTATCAAACGCTATTATCAAAAGGATTGCTGGGGATCAATTTGAAAGCACAACAGTCAAACGTGACCTAAAAGGAAATATCTTAGAAGACGAGGAAAAGAAGTGGTATGAATTCGAACAGGATTCTGGCTACATCTATTCCTCTTTTTTGATGGACTATGGGATGGATTTGATGGTGGAAAGAAGCATGGAGACTCTCCATTGGGATAAGTTCAACCATTTATTGGCTGGTTTGTCTGAGAATACCAAGTTCAAAAACGTCATAAAGATCCGGATGATGGAATATCCGGATAAAGCTACACCTGATCAGATTGAGGAAATAAGAAAAGCAAAACTTGCCGTTGCTCTCAAAGAAGACCGAGCAAATCTTGAATTTGAAATGATGGATCTAAAAGAAAAACGAGAATACATGATGAAACAGAAAGAGGAGAGAGGTGAGGTGAAGGATGAATGATGGTTCCGTAATTATTGATGTAGAATTTAATACCGACAATGCCCGAAAGCAATATCAGGCATTTGGTAATGAAGCTGCACAGCAACTAGATAATAAAATCGGCAAATCTAAAGCTTTCAACTCTCTATCTGAGCAGTCCACAGAATTTGCTAAAAAAGCTAGTTTGAGTATTTTAGCAGTCGGGACGGCAGTTGCCGGTTTTTCAATAAAAGCTGCAGCCGACATGCAAGCAATGGATGCTCAGTTTTCTCAGGTATTTGGCAATTTAGAGGATAACGCCCAAAGCAGTATTGATGCAATTTCTAAAGAAACCAACATTCTTCCAAATAGGTTAAAGCCGGCATTCACATCCATGGCTGCTTTTGCTAAAACGACCGGTATGGATACTGCTGATGCATTAGATTTAACTAGTCGTGCTACTAAAGCTGCTGCTGATAGTGCAGCATTTTATGATAAATCAATTGGTGAAGTCTCAGAGAGCCTGCAATCATATTTAAAAGGTAACTACGAAAACGATGCAGCACTTGGGATCTCTTCCACTGAAACCACTCGAAATGCAGCTGCAAATAAGCTTTACGGCAAATCATTTAACGACTTATCCGAATCCCAGAAGCAGTTGACACTTTTACAAATGGTTGAGGATGGTAATAAGTTATCAGGAGCATTAGGGCAAGCTGCTCGAGAAGGTGGCGGTCTAGAAAATGTCTTGGGTAACATGAAACAAGCAATTACTGACCTTGGTGCTGCCTTTGGGGCACCTTTGCTTGATCCATTTCTTGCAATTGTTCAAAAAATTAGCGGAGCGATGGCAAAACTTGCGGAAGTGTTTAGAGAAAATCCTGCGCTTGTATATGTCGTTGTAGGTGCTGTAACGACTCTTGCTGCTGCTTTAGGCGCTGCTTATTTAGCAGCAAACAATTTTGCAAAGCTAAAAGCAATAATGTCTGGTGTGAAAGCTGGATTTTTAGCATTGACAAGCCCAGTCGCACTAATTGTTCTAGCAATCGGCGCACTAATTACAGCCTTTGTTTATTTTTATAAAACCAGTGAGACATTTAGGACGAAAGTCGATGCTATGATTAGTAGTCTCAAGCAGTTTATGGTTCCTTTAGGCGATGTGGCAAGAGGTATAAAGATTTTTTTTGATCTCCTAAAAACAGTTTTATCTGGTAATGCTTTACCGGCTGAAATGGAGAAGTTAAGAAGTTCTTTTACAAAAATGTTTCCAGAATCTTTATGGAACTCTATGACACAATTTGCTTGGAAAATTAACGATATTAAATTAGCTATTAAAGCAATTGCTGGAATTGCCACAGGATCAATTACATCATTCGATCAATTAGAGGAAACTTTAGGCGGAGCATTTGGAGAATCAGGAACAAAAAATATTAAAGCTATCGGAGAATCCATTAAATCATTAATTGATTGGTTCAAAAATTTGGCCAGCCCCGTAAAATCGGCAGCAGATAGTTTTGACGTTGTAAATATAGCATTCGCCATTTTGAAATCAGTTGTTTTAGCTATGCTTGGTCCGATAGGTTTAGCAATAAAAGCATTTGAATTGATAGCTAAAGTAATTGGTGGGGGAGATACATCAAAAGGCATTCAGAAAATAATATCAGGTTTCGATTCCTTAGCGACTGGTTTGCAAAAAAATGGGCCTAAAATTGGGCAATCTGCTGGTAAAGCAATTGAAGGAATTCTCTCTGCTATAGCAGAGGCAATACCAGGAATAATTTCTGGTGGGATAGAGATAGTAGCCGCAATTGTATCTGGAGTGGCCCAAGGTTTACCCGCTCTCACAATGGCGGCTAGTAAACTTATTTTGGCGTTTACAGGAGCTATGCTTGTTCTCGTTCCACAAATTGCTCTATCAGCTACGGCCATTATAGTGGCGCTGTTGGTTGCTCTTACAGCAGGACTACCACAAATTATTGTTGCCGGCAGCGCACTTATTTTGGCATTGCTAGATGGAATTACCCAACAACTACCAGCTTTAATTGAATCAGCCGCCGCTTTAATAGTCACGTGGTTGACTTCACTCACGGCACACTTGCCAGAAATTATTACTGCTGGAATGTCTTTATTGATTGCTGTGATACAAGGCATAACGGAAAAATTGCCTGATTTGGTTATTGCTGTTGCTAATTTAATCGTTGCATTTTTAACAGCATTAGCGGAACAAATGCCTAACATTGTAATAGCCGGAGCGAATTTGTTAATTAACTTCTTAGGTGGGCTTGCTTCTAAAATGCCTGATATTGTTTCTGCAGCTCTTAATTTAATTGTTCAGTTCATAAATGGATTGGCTTCAAAAGCAGGAGATGTTATAGATGCTGGAGTTAACCTGATTGTCCAAATTCTCGAGGGAATAGCTGATAACATTGATGATATTGTCGACGCCGGTATGGATATTGTCGATTCGTTGGTAGATGGCGTTTTAGAAGTACAAGATAGGTTGTTCCAAGCTGGTATTGATTTGGTTAATGGGATGGCCGAAAAAATTAGGGGAAATCGAGAAGAGATGAGTGATGCTGGGGAAAATCTATTGTCTGCATTGGCCGAGTCGCTACCCGGTGGAGCATTGGTTAAAAATGGTATCGCTCTTGCGGGTGGTTTATTGAGTGGCCTGAAGGAAAAATTCGAAGATGTTAAAGCTACTGTTTCTGGTTGGGCAGATACAATTGCTAGTTTAAAAGGACCGATTCCATACGATAAAAAAGTTTTAATCGAAAATGGATTAGCTCTGGTCTCTGGATTAAAAGAAGGTTTGATGAATGGCTTCTCAGAAGTTAAATCAAACGTCTCCAACTGGGCAAACGAATTGCAAGAAGGAATTGAATCTGAATTTGATACAAACTATTTTAACGATTTAATTAATTCTATTCCTGCTGAAATACCAGCGATAAATGCTTTGATGAACGGAGTGCTTTCGCCAGAATCAGTTGCAGGAATTTCGAAAATTTCTAGCGATGGCAGTAACAGAAACGCCACTTCCAATAACCAAAATACAAATCCTGTAAACATATACAATCAAGGACTCATGGATGGAGCTGTATTCTATGTACGTGAAGAAGCGGACATTGGGAAAATTGCTGTGGAATTGGATAAACTAACAACTAATAAAGCAGCAAGTAAAGGTCAAAGGAGGATTCTTAAATGAAGTCTTTAATAACTATTAAGAGTCCCTCTGGGACCTATGACTTATCTGGATTGGGGTATAGGTGGACTAGAGAACATGACTCACTGGGTCAAGCAAAGATTACACATAAGTCGCAGCATATACCGGGTCAGAATGGCGAATGGTATTTCGGATCAGAATCAGGTACGAAAGATTATATTTTCGGTCTTCACGTACTTGAAGAGAACTTAACCACCCTCGATGAAAAAATAGATAAACTGAATGATATCTTGTTCGATGTATATGGAAAGCCGCAGCTTCTTGAAATCAGATTCGATTACAACCAAAAGGTCGTATATGCATATTTCTCGGAACCTTTGGCACCGACTACCGCTAGTATCTTAGCCAAAATGTCACTGAAGTTTACATCATTTGATGGTCGCAAATATTCTCGTAACAAAGCTTCTGAGGTTCTTTGGGGTTCGACTAGTATCAATTTCCAATCTAACTACAAATTAGGCGATACTGGAACAGGCGCAAATGGAATCACAATCACCGCAAATCAAAGCGTCGATTCCTATGTAGACGGCAAAGCAGTCAAGCCGTCAATCAAATTAGTTGGATCCGGAACAAACGTGAAAATCACTTGTGCCGGTAAATCAATTACAGTAGGAACGTTCTTGAATCAAACTGTCACGATTGATACTGAAATGTTTGTAGCATACTTTGGTGGAGTTGAGCGGCTGATTGATATGGATGATTTCTATATCGTACCGAATAGTAAGATTAATGTGACAGGAACCGGAATGAATTTTGTTCTGACGATCGATTATCAAAACGTTTATATGTAGGAGGGCAATATGTTAAAAGCGTTAGATATCAATAGGCAGACAGTTGCCTATCTGCAAAATGCAACAAAAGTTAGCTACGAGAAGCAAACCAACAACATCTGGTCTGCTTCTTTTTGTTTGCCGCTAGATGATCCCAAAGTTGATAAAGTGCAATTACTAGGTTTTGTGGAAATCACAGACGCTGACGGCGAAGAAATTGGCTTGTTCCGAGTCATGCCAAGTGAGACGACTTTTTCTGTCGATACAAAGGAAGTCAAATTTGAATGCAAACATGTATTGAGTTTGCTAATGGATAGTGTGATGTTCCGATATCACGAGATCAAAAAGAATACGACTACTACACAGGTGCTGCAATATCTTTTAGGATTGCAAAAGGTCACACACTGGAAATTGGGAATTTGTGAGTTTACCAAGTATTTTCAGTATTCCTGGGAGAACGAAAACGGATTGATCGATGCAATTTGGAGTGTTCCGCAACCATTTGATGAGGAATATATGTGGACCTTTGACACATCAAGCTATCCTTGGACAATCAATCTCGTTAAGCCGCCAACTGAAGTGACCGCTCGTGTTTGGGAAGGTCATAACCTAAAAGGATTTAAAGTGGAAACCAATCCAAACCAAACAATAAACCGTATTTATCCACTTGGTCAAGGCGAGGGTGTCAACCAATTGAACATTAAGAAAGTTAATCCAACAGGTCAGTATTACGTACAAGATGCATCCAGTATTGCTAAATACGGCTTAATAGAATATGTATGGGCAGATACTCGTTTCACTGATGCACAATCATTGTATAGTTCGACTGTGGCATTACTCAAGAAATTTAAACAGCCGTTGGTTACTTGGAATATTGATGCAATTGATTTGATTAAGGCCGTGGCCAGAAAACCTGGTCAAAAGGTTCCAAAAATAGACGAGTTGAGACTTGATAAAGTGATCCAAGTCAAAACAAATAAATTCGGTAAGTTGAATCTACGGATCCTGAAAGAATCGAAATCGGACATGCTTGGAAATCCTCAAGATATACAGCTTACTGTCGGTTATGTGCCTAGTGACCTCGGAACTACACAAGCTGATATAGAACGGAATATTGAAATTAATCAACTGTATTCTCAGGGAGCAACAAATATTCTTAACTATGACAAAGCAGACAATGCTGATAGTGATTACCCAGTGAAGTTCCGGCTGTTTATCGATGATGATGTATCTAAAATCAATACGTGTGAACTAACATTTGAGATGGCTCCATTTCGCGCATATTCCAAAGGAACGGCTGGTGGTGGCGGATCAGTACAATCAACTAGTGCTGGTGGCGGGAGTGTCCAATCTTCAACAAGTGAAGCAGCCGGACAGAGTACGAACACAAGTAGTGCCAATGGTAGTCACAGGCATAAGATGTTTACTTTTGAAGGTGTTATCAATCATGATTGGGGGGCTGCTAATACAGCCAATGTTTTTATGGGATATAACAGAAATATGCCAATATATGTGGACGGATCTTCTCAGACGGGTGATCTTTATACTGCAGAAGCAGCTGACAATCATACCCACAGCGTTACTACTCCGCCGCATACGCATAATGTTACTATCACAATCCCTAACCATACACACACGATCGATGTGCCTACCCATACCCACGATATTGATTACGGCATCTATGAAGACAGCAACACTGCTAATCAAATAGTGTTGACAGTTGATGGGAATGTAGTACCAGGAACAAACACAAGTCGCGAACGGTTTGATATTGTCAGCTATCTATCCAAACAGGAGGATGGCACAATCAACCGGGGATGGCACGAAATATCTATGAAGCCGAATAGGCGCGCACGGATTGAAGCACAGATCACAATGCGAGTATTTATCAAATCACAATTAGGGGGAGATTTTTAGTGGCAAAAAAAGCAGTGAAATTTCAGTTGCAAGGCAAAGAACCCGAAGCAATCGAGGTAGAAGAATTTAATTTAAAAACCGACTATTACGATTATGTGCTTGGTAATATCAAGGATCCGCATGGTAATTTGATCCAGGGCGTCATGATTGGTGATAATCGTTATGTCCGTATTATAGATGTAGTGGATATTCGTGTTGAAGATTTGGAAGGTGACGTTGATGGCAATAGAAAAGATTGATGCAACTGATACTTTAAATGTCGGAAGAACTAAAATCAACAAAATTATTGAAGGGTATGAAAGTGGTGAGGTTGTAGGAGATGGAACGATATCTACCCCAAAAGTAACTAGATTGGTTCAAACCGGAAAGTTTATTTCTTCCCAATTGATATATGTAGATTTCGAAAGTGGGAGCATAAGTTTTCCTGAAGGCAATTTCGTTTCTGGCAAATATAGACAGGTAATGAGCGCACAAGTTATTAGCAATCTAGATAGAACAAAAGGATATATTATTTACTATGATTCAATAGCAATTAAATTTACGGCAATCGCAATGGATTCAATATCGTCAGTGGAACAAACCAGTATTTTCTTTGGATCTGTACAATTCCCACAACGAACAGGATTTTTGAATGGAAATTTTACAGGTAACAAAGTTTCAAACACCCTTTTACCATTCAATTTCCAAAAAGTACTGATACAATCCAACAACCGAGATTTTGCAATAAAACTAAATGGTGCGGAAAGTGTACTATCTGTCCCTGAATGTGCAGTTTTAATGTCGAATGATAATTACGCTGTTGCAGCATCTGAGGTTCCTTTTTCAGTATCTGAGTCTGGCAATACAGCTTTGTACTATATATTTTTTGACGCATCTGTCAGTAAATTTGGCGTTGTTAACTCAAATAAACTAAATAGGTTAAACGGTTATAGTTCTATAGTTGGGAGTTTTCAAGCGCAAACTTATTATTATGATTTTCCGGCAAGGTTAATTATAGATAATAGAGCAGTCAAAAGAGCAGAGGTGACGCAAACAAACAGCCCTGTTTTGTTACCTATTGAGGGTGATATAAACGTGTCATTTATAAATAAAAACGTGACAATTCCTGCGAGGGTATTGAGTTACTATTACAATACCTATTTAGGTAGCGACAGCATAACAGGTGGACAGGATATAACGATATCTTTTCCAGACGATAACAGTCCTGTCAGAATATTGTTTTTTGACACAATAAAAAAAGAATTTTACTTCTTGTCTTCGGTGAATCCGGCTCAAACTAGAGCAGACAGCTTGTTAATTTTAGTTTTTCACACGGATACCAAAAAAGTTTTTTCGCCATTCAATATTACAATCGATGCACAAGAGGTCATTAATGGAAAAGTCTAC